TTTTTCTTCGTAATAAAGCTTGTCTTTTTGAGGGTGGTATATAGACAACAGTTTTTGTAGCACTGTCTTTTCCTTTGGAACAATTAAAGTTCCATTTCTAAAAACAATAGCTGACATTCTTTTGTCACCAACCATCTCATCAACGAAAACAGTTCTTTGGTTTTGAGTATTCATTAACTCTCTTTCATAACCTTTTTCTTCATCAAACCATCTAATACCATGAGATTTTATAGAGTAGCTTAAAGGTTTATTAAAGCCTTTTAAATGATAAACTCTATCTTTTATCTCCCATGCAGGTTTTTTAGGTTTAGGTTTTTCAATGACCACATTAACCATTTCGTTTGTAGCTTTTATTTCTGGTTGTGCTACTTCAACCTGTGATGCAGGCTTAGCTGCAGTTTTTTTCTTTGCCATGATATAATATAATAAAAAAATTAAAAAAGAGAGGAGGAGTTATCCTCCCCTCTATTAAGTATTATGATAACAACATAAAGTTGTTAGCACCTTGTACTACTAAACATCTTTCAGATAAGTAGTGCATTTCCATCGCGTCTAAATCAGAAGTAGTCGCTCCAACTGAACCGGTAGTCCAAGTTTTGAAACGTCTGTCGTCTGTTTGTGAAGCACGGTAACGTACGTGTAAGAACGGACGCTTAAGGTTTTTACCTAAAACTTGGTCATAAACAGAAGATACACCTGCAGGTATAATAATACCACGGATGTTGTTTACAACGTCAAGTAAACCACCACGAGTAGACTTGTCGTTTAGGTATTTCCAGTCAGACTTATAGAAGTCGTAAGAACCTCTTCGGAATCCAGAGAAACCTAAGTTCATTGCCATATCCTCTTCGTTGTTGAATACACCGTAAGATGTACCACCAGCACCGTAAGAGTTCATAGAAGCTAACATGTCGTCTACAGCAAGAGAAGAATCTCTGTTTAAGAACATCATGTTTTCTTCAATAGCACCGTTCTTGTCAAACTCAGCAAGAATTAAATCAAATTCAGCAAAGTTTAATACTGGACCAGATAAAGTGTCGATACCAGAAGTTTGGTTACCACGAGCTTTAACAGCTGCAAATAAACCTTCAGTACCTTCCATTTTAATACCAGATGTCAAGTAATCAACTGGAGCAGCAGCTTGGTTTGATCTTTCAGACTCAATCATTGTCATTTCGCAGTAATCAGCGAAACGTACGCGAGTATCACCTTCAGCTTTTAAGTACCATAAGTAACCTGATTGTCCATCTTCTCCAGATACCTCAACCCAACCGATAGCAGAAGAATCAGATCCTGATACTTCAAACTTATCTTTTAAGATGATAGGCTTGTTAGAGAAAGACTTGAACTGAGGATTGTTAGCAGCGTTTCTACCAACTTGTCCTTTTTGGAATTCAGATCCAAAAACAAAGAAAGTAACAGCACCGTTAGCAATACCTGCAGCAGCTAAACTACCAGCAGTATAAGTATCAACAGTAATAGTATCGTCGAAACCATCACCACTAGCATCTGATAAGTTAGTAACGTAAGCTGTACAAGTAGAGTTACCATCAGAAATTAAAACAGTATCACCTTGTCGAAGTGGGATGTGAGTACCCGCAACAGCGTTACCGTCAATATCAGTTGTAACTAGGATTGTACCACCGTTTAGCGCACTGTTAGAAGTACCGTTAAATGAAAGGTGTAATCTACCTTGCTCAGACCAAACAACTTGGTCAGATGTCATAGATTCTTCAGCACCTACTTGCTCTAAGAAACCGCCGATAGTTCTGTTTCCAAAAATCTCAGCTTCTTTTTCAATTAGGTCTGGTAAATATTGTTGCGACCAGTTGGCCTGACCAGCAGTTGCAAAGTCAAGATACGCTGTCGCAAGTGTTGCTCTTGTTGGCGATGGAGTAATAACTCCCGCCGGAACACTAGTAATTGGCATAATTTAGCGTTTTAAAAGTTAAAAATTATTTTCGTCGTTTACCTTTAAATCTAAGAGTTGCAGCATCGTCGCCTAAAATTTTGAACTTAAGTCCTCCAGCCTCTATTGTTTTGTGTTCTTGTCTAGGAGACATATCCACATTCTTGGCTTTCGCAACACTCTCCTTGAGAGCATCGGCTCTACCTTGTTCGTAAAAATGTTTGGCAACAGCGTCAGCGTTCATTGCTGTATAAAGTGACTTATGATAACCTTTAGCATCTGACATTGTTCCATCTTCGTTCAAAAACCTTTTGACAAAGTTGTTGATGTCGCTTTGGTTGCTTTTCACTTCATTAGCATTTTTAACATTAAATCTAAAGTTCTTGTCACCAACGTTGTATTCAAAACCTTTGAAACTGTTGTTAAAGACTTGATCAGTCTTTTTCAAGAACGTATCTTTCAACGTCTTTTGTTGCTTTTCATTTTGCTCCGACTCTTTGTTATATCGGTTGAAAAAATCTACAGCTTTCTGTTGCTCTTTAGTGAGCTTCGATCCAGCTTTGATTTCATCGTAATATTTAGACTTTTGCCCGTCTAAGTAGGCTTTAGCCTCTGCAACTTGCTCTTTTAAGGCTATTTTCTTTTTTCTAATATCTTTTTCGTCGTCTACGTCTTCTTCGTATTTAAACTCTTCTTCTATTAGAAACTCAACTTCATCATTACTTAGATGAGGTTTTTTAGTTTTATAATACTCTCTTAACGCGTCTAGATTATCCATATCAGAATAATCTTTGTTAAGTCTAACGTAGTCTTCTACACTACCACCAGTTTCGTCCATAAAGTTTACCAATTTTTGTATGTTCTCTGGTAAAACTTGTTTTTCAACCTCTACAGGTTGTTGTACTTCATCAACGGGTTCCTCAGCTTGAACGGGTTCGGACTCTTCTTCTCCGGCAACTTCTTCAACTGTTGCTTCGACGTTTTCTTGCTGAACTTCTTCGCTAGCTTCGGGTTCGTCGCGTACAGGTACCTCATCTGTGCTTTGCTCTCGAACGGCATCTTCTTCTTTTTTATCCTCCTTTACTGGTGGTGGTTTACTTAAATCTACTTTAATAACAGAGTCATCACCTTCAGACATCCACTTAGGACCTTCTTCTTTTGGCTCTTCTGCTTTTACTTCTTCTTGCTGAGGAGTAATCTCTTCAACAACTTCTTGTTTTTCTTCTTCCATAATAAAATAATATATAAAAAATTAGTGTTATAACTCTACTCCACCAAGTATATCATTACCTGATGATTCAAAGTTTTTAGGTGGTTTATTATTTTGACGCTGGTCTATAAGTTGCGACTGTTGAGAAGCTTGCATTTTAGCTCTAGCGTCTTTTCTATCTTCTTTTTGAGCTTCACTCAATGATTTACCACCTGTAGCTTCAGCTAACTTCATTTGTAACTCAAACTCTTTTTCCATTAGCATTACTTTAACTTCTGCTTCTTTATCAAGAACCATAGTTTTCATTTCTGCTTTTGCTTTTTCTAGTTGTACTTCAGTATCAACTAAGTCTTTCTTCTTTTGAACTTCTGCTTGAGCGGCAGCTTCTTGAGATTTAGCATTTGCATCAGCTTGAGCTTTTATATTCTCTTGTTGCATAGCTTGCTCACGCTCTTGCTTTTTCTTTCTACGTATTTTTAATAGTTGATTAGCTAGCTTAATGTTTTTTATTTCTCTAAGATCAATAGCGTCACCAAGCTCAATTAATTGCTGAGACAAAGCCATTTGTATATTGTTCTCTAGCAATTGTTTTTCTTCTGCATCTGGAGCTAACTGTATAAATATACCAAAATCATACAAATGTAAGTTTGACATCTCTTCAAGCGTAGCAACGTTATGAGCACCTATAGCATGTATAAACGCGTCTTTAGTTGGTGAATATTCTATAATATCAGATATTCTTAGCGATAACAACTCTGCAACTTCGGCCGCTACAAATAAACCTGCTTCAAGTATATGTCTAGTCGCAACATTAGAATTAGCCGCCGCTAATTTTTGAATACCAACTAAACTGTTTGCGTCTGGCATACTACCGTCTCTAGCTTCGTTTAGCCCGGTCACATCACGTATCATCTGCATATAGTAGTTATACGTGTTAATAAGACCTTGCATTTTCTGTCCACCACCAGAGCTGTTTATTTCTTGTATAGGTATTTTGCCAGGATTTTGATCGCCGTCCATAGTCATTGATCTACCAATAACAGAACCTGTTTGGAAGAACATGTTTAAAGCTTCTTGCGGATTATAGTTTGTTCCGTTGCCTAAGTCTATTTCAGCTAAACCATCAGCGTCAAGATAAATACCATCAGGTATCATACGTGACATAACTTGTTGTAGCTTCAAGTGAGTTAGCTGTATCATATCAGCAAAACCAGTGATACGACTTACTAAGCTTTCAATTTTACCATTATACATTCTTGGCGCAACTATACTATAGTTCATTTTAACTTTAGTATAATCGCTTTTAGGTCTAGACATATTTCTTGCCTTTTCCCATTTTATAAGCTTTCTAGCTCCAACTATATAAGCGCCCTCGTACAAACACTCTACTTGTCTTTGTATTCTATTGTAATTACCCTCTTTGTCAACCGGTGGATCAAAGCTATCATCTTTTTCAATAGCTTTTTCTGCTCCACTACCTATTTCTTTTATTTTATAAGTTTCGTTAGCGTAAGTTTTGTAGTTAAAATATAAAACTTGAACTTTATTTTTATCGTAATCATGCGACATATAATTTCTACCTTTATTATATGTAGCACCTTTTGTTTGTGCCTCTATTAAATCTTCTTGACTTAAATGTGGAAACTGCTTAACTAACTCGTTTATAGGTATTATTTTTACTTCACCTACGTAGTATATATCTTCAAAATAAGGTGAGTCAGTATGTGAATAAACTAAATTAGCTGGATCAACGTAATCTACAGTAACACCTTCAGAAGTATTAAAACAAGTTTTAACACAACCCATGCCTAATACTGCTAAATCGTAGTATAGTCTTTTTTTAATTAACTCATAGTTGTTGCCTTCTAATAATACTTTTATAGCTTGTTCTTCTGCTATCTCTACAGCTTGTTTATATGTTAGCTGCATGTGTAGCGCTAGCTCTTCTTCTGAATCAGGTAGTTTGTCTTTGTCGTTTTCATATAGATCCATATTAAACAACTCCTGAGCTCTATCATTATACTCTTTAGTTCTCATGTCTTTGAGTATACTTTCCATGTACTCAGTTCGTTTAGACACTCCGTACGGATCTTGTGAGTAAGCTTTAATATCGTAAGTTCTGTTAGCCATGCCGTTTACAATAATATCTACAAATTTAGGTATTATTGGAACAGGCTTCCAGTCTAAGTTCAAATAGCTTAAATCGCCATTTATAGAAAGCTCATCTTTATATTTTTGTATTGACTGTTCGCCTCTAGCGTATAGCCTTAAATTATGAAAGTTATTTTGGTAGGAAGTAAATTTGTTATTTGTTGACTTATCAAACCACTCAGACTCTATAGCCTTTGCAACTTTTAAACCATAATCAAAACTACTTTTCTCAAGGTCACTAACGACCTGACTTGGAAAATTTCTATGTACTGACTCAGCCATTATTATTGTTTAATTATTTTTGACATACCTCCGCTGTTGTTATACTTTGATATGTTTATGTTTAGTTTTGGTTTCTCAACTATAGCATTTGGTCTATATAAATGTCTGTTGCAAGCCATTATAGCTAATCCAGAGCTTATGGTTGCGTCAAACTTGGTTCTTTTATTTATATCAAACTTACTCCAGTCGTTTAACGTTCTGTTAAAATACATCGTGCCGTAATTGCCTTCTTTTAACTGACCAACATGATCGTTAATATACATCTCAATAGCAGCAGCATGAGCTTGCTTAATATCTTCACTAGAGTTTGGTATACCACCTATTTCTTTTTCAGCTGTAGATAGTTTGTTCCAAACTTTATCCGGTCTGTTCATACTAAAACCTCTATAACCTCTACGTCTAAAGTAATAAAGTAATCTTGGTTTGTTGTTTTCTGCAAGCAGTGGCATACCGTAAAAAACGCAAGCCATTAGCACATCTTCAAAAAACATTTCTGAGGTTTGTGGTCTAGCAATATATTCTAAAAAAAACGTATTAGCAGGAGCATCTTCCATGCTAAACTTAGTTAATCCATGAAGAGATCCGTTAGATCCTCTACCGTCAACAGTACCGCTAATATCATAACTATCGCAGCCAAAAGCGCCCATGTGTTCATTTGCGGGATACTTTATTCCGTTTTTTATTATTATTTTATTTTGAAGATTGTGAGGTGGCGTCCAGCTTATTTTAAATCTACCTTTTGGATCTGGATAAAATATAACAGCTGTATCTTTAACACCATTAACCCACTGAAAATTACCTGTACTTATTACAGCGTCATTTCCAATACCTTCATTGTAATCTATTTGTTCGTATATCTTAACTAAGTTAAATATACTATTTTTTGTTTCAT